CCGCTACGTTGAAGGTATAAAGACCTACAGCATTGCCTGACTGAACCTGAACAGTAATTGTGGCAGTTCCTTGAGCGTAAGGGCTAAGGACCGTCATGTCTAGGACAGCGGATAGGGAACCAGCACCAGTGGCGTTTCCAGGGATGGTGACAGTAGCAGGAACACTAATGTCGTCTAATCCTAGACCGTTACTAGTAACAACAGTAGTAGCAATTACGATATCCTCAGAGGTAAATCGGCTGAGGAGAAGATCAAGCGTTGCAGGGTTGTCGTAGTCTAAAACAGATGGAAGCTGTCCAATGGTGAAATCAGCAGTAACCTCGTCATCGACAATGGTAACCTCTAAGGCAGCATCAGTAGAGATAGAGGTTGGCACAGAGCCTCCACCTACTTCAAAGCTAATGATGGAGAGGTTAACAGCTAGGTCACCTTCCTCTTCTATAGTATCTGAGATATCTACTGGGATAAGGAAGTGATCTGAACCACCAGGAACATTGATAATAATGTCCGTAGTCTCGCTGTCGATCTGATTTACTTCGTCTCCTGGAGCAGCCTGGAAGGTGATGCGTTCATCAACTCCAACTGCTCTAATGGTTACTACACCGTCTTTATTGTCGGGTAGAGCGGGTGTAATAGATCCAGAGATGGCGTAGCTGCCATCCCACTCAAATAGGTTTACTTGTGCCATGTGCGAGTCCTTATGTGTATTTAGTCCTCAGGGTAATAGGGACGATTGATTAGTTCTGATATCGTAGGTTCTGTTCCATCAACAAGATCGTAGCGCGGGTCCCAGAACCAGACCTCCTCATTGTTGTCGGTGGGGTCACTGAAAAACCCTACTTGCAAAAAGTCAGTTATATCTGCTGCGCTATTGAAAGTGAACTCTCTGATTTCGGCCACGGCAGTTCCGTCTGCGGAGTAGATTTTAGACAGTCCCGTCGAAGCTCCCGTGTAGGTGTAAGGATGAATGTAAGAAACCGCCAGATACCACTCACCTACTTGAGCAAGGCCTGTCAAGCCCGCAAAGAAAATAACATCTATAGTAGATGACCCCGGTGAAATCTCAGTGCGAGCCTGCTGCTGCGTAATACGGAGCCGCCCATCTGTGGCGTCTTGCACCTTGAACCAGACAGACCTGCGATAAGTTTTGGTCGGGTCTACCGCCATTGGAATTGGACTTTTGAACCCGCCATCGAATGAAACGGCACTCTCAATATTCTCTGCAACCCACACAACTGCGTTGTTGCCGTGGGGGTTAGTCAGCGTTTTGCGGGAGTCTTCTCCAGGAGCGCCTACAGGGGACCAGCCATTGACGCTTCCCGTTCCGACAGTCCAGTCGGTTTCTGGGTCGAGCAAGTTGGTGTAGTCTAAAGGTTCTCTAATAACCCTTTCAGTAATCTTATCACCAAGATCAACATCTACTGTGAACTTCTCAATCTTTCCACTGCTCGTCACTCTATATTCTGGGGATGGGATGTAGGTTTCAACTGTGATGTCAAAGTTACGTCTAAGCACACGATCTTCCCGATCCTGTGCATCAATCGAACCATCATCCTCTTCCTGTGTTAGGTAAGCCTTGGTCAGGTGAGACCAAGGAGTTTGTAATGTAATGTCTGGGTGGAACCTGCTGCGAATCTGCGCTGCAATCTGGTCCAGATCCCCAAGGTGCCTCGTCCATAGAGACAGTCTGTAGGTGAGCTTCACAGGCACGTCAGGTAAGGAGATGATGCGGACTGCTCTCTGAGTCTCATCGTCCCACACGGAGCGTGCCAGGATGTTTAGTGAGGTCCTGTGCCTATCCGCGTCATTCTCTATAGCAGACTGGTAGATGGTAGAGTATGGGAGAATTAGGTTATTCTCTTGGAACATCTTGGCTACCAGCCTGTCCTGCCTACCATGGTGCATCTTTACATCAACCCTTTGTCCTTGATCGTTGATATAGGAAAGAGGGATCTGATGTAGAAGGGTTCGTAATAGCTCCTTGTAGTAGTCGTGCTTAAAGCTACTATCGTTCTCCATCATGGAGATTAGCTGGGACAGAAGCGTTCTAGAGCTTCGTCCTGAGTTTGTGTTGAAAGGAATACCTTCCCTGATCATGAAGTCTCTGATCTCACTCATAGGTCATCGTATCCTCCAATGTCTCCACCGACATCAGGAGCAACGTCGGTAATAGGTTCGTTAACAGTCTCCTCATCATCACGGAGGATCTTAGCTGTCACAACCGAGTGGTAAACGCCGTAAAGCTCGAACGAATCTTCTTGAACCTCGACCACTTCGTAGCGTATGTTCTGGAACTGCGGCTTGATTTGATCACCAATCCTGGGCTCACGGTGAAGGGCTTTCTCAATGTAACTCTTATTAAATACAAACATCTGGTCATTGGTGATCTCAATCCCGAATTGGCTGAGTGTCTCTTCAACAACAGATGGCTCATAGAAACCGTGGACCTGAATAGGCTCGCTAGCAACGGTGCGGTTCCTTGCCTCTAGGTATACATCATCATAGTCCGACTCCACGTAGGACTTGTAATAGTTAAGAGGAGAACCTGTGATACGGATGATCTCATCATCAACCAAGTTGAATAGGTTTACATCAGGGTTGGTAGGATCAAAGAATGATAAAGGCGTAGCCCCCTGTAATTCAGGGAGTCCGTCCATCTGCCTCGTTACTTTGAACTTCCTATTCATATCAACCAGTGGTAAAGATGGGTGGTTCTTCTATCTCCGTCATTAACTCTTGACGAAGAGCAGCCTTCTCCTGTTGAGCTTGCTGTAGTAAGACAGTTCCATTTAACTGTGTTCCCCCGCCTGGACCAGGGACGGAGTTAAACTTTCCACGAACCTGTCCTAGGATCTCTTTGGCACAGGCAGTAGAGAATCTCTGAACCCAGTTGCGTAGCTTAGGTGATAGTGTTTCTGAGTTGAGTCCACGAAACTCAATGATAGCTGTATCGTCAGTTACAGGAATAGGATGCAGTTGTAGATACTGACCATCTAGAATCTCGAAGGCACCGTCCTGTCCTAAGATGCGGCGAGTAGTCTCCATGGTGGACTGTAGTAGATAGAAGTCTCCTATTCCAAGACCTTCTAGGAAGTTAGTTCCGCCCTGGAACATAGATAAGAGGAAGTCGAACTCTAGGGTTCCTCTGCTAGCTTGCAGAGCCATTAGGTTCTTCTTGTAAGTTACGTGGTTAATGTTACGTATGATGCTCTTAGGTAGCTGATACACGGATACGCCAGGGGTTAGCTGGATCATGCACATCTGACGGGTGAGGTGAGGTGCGTGATACTCTAGCTCAGTTAGAGCCTCGTCCATACACACCTTTAGTTGGTGATCCACTAGCTCAACACGCACTACTGGGTGTCCTAATGAGGCAAGCACGTAGTCTCGGATCTGCTCCTCTATCTCATTAAACTCTACCTGATCGGATAGGCGAGTCCTGTTTAGATTATCTACATCTATCTCGCCAGGAGTTTCGTTGTCGGACATGTTCCTATAGGCTTGTCGGCTATAGGTGTTACCATATGTGGTAACGTCAGGAATTACTACTTGTGCCATAGCTCCTCTTCTTGGTCTGCTTCTTAGGCTTTGGAGTGATGTCCTTTAGATGCGGATACGATAGGCTATACTCAGACTCAATCACTTGATTAGGTCTAATATGAGTTATCGTATCCCCTACAAGAACCAGCATGGGGAACCTGCACACGCTCCTATACCTATACATCTACTGTATATAGACAAGCAGCCACCCTTCATCGAAGAAGAGTGGCTGCTTTTAGCTGTCAGCTAGGTCACTTACCAGAGACGTTCTTGAAAGGAGCGTATAGACCACCAGGACCGACGATGCGGATTACGCGATAGAAGCGACTGGTTGGTGCAATTGCGACCTTACCGTAACGGGTAAGGATGCCCTTTCTGGGCTGGAAGGACTCGGGGTCCGTGAGAGTTGGCAGGGCCTGGAAGGGGATGTAGGGGGCGTAAATGAAGCCACCGTCCATGGTAGAACCACCCTTGTAGCCCATAAGGATCTCACCCTCTGGGTAGAGAGGATCAACAAAGAGATCGTAGCGACCCATGAACTTGCCACGGAACTGGATGCTACCAGGACCGAAGTTAGTGGGGCCATCGGCCTTCTCGATACCACCCTGGAGACGAGCAGCGGACTCAAGGAGAGTAGCTACTGCGGGGGCGCAGATGATCCAGTTACCTGCACCACGCTGAGTGGTGGTGTAGATGTCCTGGGAGGCGAAGTTGATTACAGCAAGAAGGTTGCTGTAGATATCTCCAACGTGGCGGGGAGCGAAGTTGAAGGCGCTGGAGGTGAGGTCAACAAGCCAGATGTTCTTGTTGCCACCAACGGCAGTCGTTACGCCAGGAAGACCTAGGTCAGAACCATCAGTTCCGAGGAAGTTGAACTTACCAAACTCAGAGTCTGCGCTTGGGTTGAAGTTCATGACGTTGGTCTGCTTGTCGTGCTGATCAAGCATTGCGTAGTCGAACATGCCCGCCTTACCAGAGAGGTCGTAGGCAATGCCACGAAGGTCTTCGATAAGCTCGCGGTCAACCTCAAGGCGGATTTCTTTGCCAAGGAGGTCGGTAAGCTCGCGCTCTAGGTCAAGGTTGTGGTAAGCCTTAAGGTCCTGAGAAGCCTCTAAGGTCCAGAGAGCACGCATCTTCTTGGTGCGAGCAATCACTGGGGACTGCTGGATCTGGAGGCTGACCTCTGGGATTGCAGAGCCAGCAAGAAGTTCACCAGCAGAAACTGACCAGCCGTGGCCGTTAGTAGCAAATGGGAACTTGGCGATTAGCTGGTTGTAGTTGGCGGAGCCATCAAGGTCAGCTTTTCCACCAAGAGCACCGCTCATGGCATGAGCAGCCATACTGGAAGTAGCGGAGGGGGCGTAGGTCGCAGTAAGATCAAGATCAATACCAGAAGCGTCGGTGAACTCACCAGTGCGGCCACCACGGTAGGTTAGCTGATACTTGCTGTAGAGAGTTTGACGAGTGCCGTCAGCAGTGCGGGAGCTACCAAGGTAGAAGACCTGTGAGACAGGACCGCTCATTGGCTGAACGCTAACAAGGTTGTTGGCGATAAGCTCGGGGAATACGCGACGAACGAGAGGGAAAGCGAACTTCTGGAAAGTTCCAAGTTGACCAACAGTGGTCGTGCCGACACCGACAGCGTCTTCGTTAACAGCCTCAGTTGCCTTTAGCTGGTTCTCAAGAAGCTGTGCAGTGACACGCTTTGTGTAATCGTTTTCGATGCCGTCGAGAGCGGGACCCCACTTGGAGACTAGCTCGTCTGATGCACCCATTTCCATGATATCCATAGTAGTTATACTCCTAGAAGAGTTGCTCACTTCATGAGGTTGAGCATTTCCTCGGTCAAGAAGGTGTTTCCAAGTGATTCGATCTCTTCCTCGACCTCTTCGTCCACGTTGTTAGTAATGACTACAGCCTGTTCAGTGGACTCGAACAGAGTAGCCTCCTTATCAGCCTCTAGAGACTTGACGCTCTCAGTGAGAGCTTCAACCTCAGACTCGCGCTTGGCGACCTGACCTTCTAGAAGTTGAACTTTCTTAGCAAGACGCTCTTGCTCCTTTAATGCTAGGGTAAGCTCGTTGGCTAGGACGGTATTGTCGTCTACTAGCTCGGCAGCTTCATCCAGCTTCTTCTGGGCTTGTGCGTCAATGAACTCGGGACGGTGCTCGATTGCCATGTAGCCTAATAGCTCTTGGAACTTAGCAGCGTCACGATGGACCTGGGACTCCTCATGAAGCTCCTCTAGGGCAGCCTCCTTGATAGAGTCTCGCTTCATGGAAAGGTATCCGTATACCTTATCCGTAAGTGCCTCGACCTCTTCCTGAACGCGCTGCTCTACCATTGAACGCATAGCTTCTGCAATGCTGGTAATGGTTTCTTCGGTCACGCCCTCTGGTAGAAGGGAGGCTAGATCGTGTTGCTTAGTGTCTTCCATGATGGGCCTCTGTTGTTATCTATAGGGTTATAGCTAGTTAAAGAGATTATTTTGATGTTTCTCAGCGTGGGAGCTTCTTCTTAGGTCCTTGGGTGTGCATCTTTACTCGCTCTGGAGCGGAGGCACTCATCTTACCAGAGCCGCCCTTCATAAGGCGCTTGGTTCCAGTAGTGGTGCCAGTGCGACCACCAGAGACATAACGGTCTTTTTCATCATCAGCGTTGACAACTCTAGCAGCAGCCTTTCCCTCAAGCATAGCCTCGACCATCTTGGCGTAGCCCTTCTTCTTCTT